AATTGACTGAACTGGTATTGGTGATCTGTAGTGAATGGAGTGTTAAAATTTTTTGGTTTGCTTGGTCTGGTTATTTTGAGCGTCACATTTATTTCCTGGTTGGTCTTGCTTTAATTATTAAAGTGTATACAATCCTATATTAATTTATGATAATAAGCAAACAACATTTTAGGAGATCATTATGAGTTTGACAATAAGCACGGAAGGGGGCGGAGAAGACTTCGCTAAATTACAACCAGGTATCTATCAAGGTACTTGTTTCAGAATCGTAGATCTTGGAACAAGAGAAAAAGAATATAAAGGTGAGAAATCTAAGAAAAAAGAAATCCGCCTTGAATTTGAAATAACTAAGGCCATGGATCCAGAGGACAATGAAATCTTAATGCAAGATGAAAGGCCGTTTGGCGTGAGCAAAACTTACACTGCATCTTTGTTTGAGGCAGCAAACCTTAGAAAAGATTTAGAGAACTGGAGAGGCAAGGCTTTTACCGAAGAAGAACTCGCTGGTTTTGATGTAGGAGTTCTAGTCGGCATGACAGCCAGAATAGAGATAGGTCATACTGCGGCAGATCCAGCGAGAGGTTTTGCTGGCGGTAATGCCAAGATCCTTAAACTAACACGACCAGACGGTGGTGTACAAAAGGTCGCTACAGTTAATCCCCAAGTTACTTTTGATTTAGAAGATTACTGCAATGAGTTCAACGGCAACATGAATGAAAAGTCAAAAGCCATGTGCGACATTTTTGAAGAGTTACCTGTTTATATACAAAATGAAATCAAAAATAGTTTTGAGTATTTAGCCGCAAACCCAGACGAAGAAAATAGTGACAAAGACGAACCGCAAAAGGCGTCCGAACCTGGCCTAGCAGATTTAGCTAAACCAGATGAAGATGCGGGTGACGATATTTCTGACAGAATACCGTTTTAGTTTGACGCCGTAGGTGGTTGGAATTTTCTCCATAGATTCTCACAACAACCACTTACATTGCAGGGCAGAGGTTATTGGTTTGACCTTTACATGTGTCTTTGAAGTGCAGACATTGCCAAGAGCACTTCACTTTTAACCAGGAGATAACATGGAAAAAACACAAGACCCAATCAACCCAGAACATTACAAGCAAGGCGATGTCGAGTGCATTGATGCGATCAAAGCATCTTTGCCTACCGAGGCCTTTCACGGCTATCTAAAAGCAAGCGTCTTTAAATACTTATGGCGCTATGACAAAAAGGACAACCCAGATATTTGTTTAGGTAAAGCGCAGTGGTTTTTAAATAGACTTATGCAGGAGCATGCTAACGAGTACGGTGTCACCGAAGATCTCTGGACTATAGAACAAGTCGAGGCAGATGCAGATAATGAAGAGGGGCCTTGGTGAGCGAAATTCATTACAATGTTTTTTCGTTGCCAGCGGCATTGATGATAGAACATGATATGGCCGATGACCTGGTGCAAACTTTAAACAACTACTTGGACAAAGAGCGACTTAGCCAAGACAAAAAATCAGCAGGCGATAGTCTTATTGGCCAAATCCACCAGGGCGAACAACTCGAAATGGATTATGAGCTAGAAGAGTTAAAGCTATTTAGAACCATAGTTGAGAACTTGGGCGTTAGTTATCTTCGCCACTTTGTTGAGTTTACCAAGTCGCAGATCCAGCCAAAGAAAGTATCGATGGATAAACTCTGGTCGGTTCATTCTTATGCTGGAGATTACAACCCGATCCACGATCATCTTACGTCTTCGCCGATGGGTATTTCTTTTACCTGCTGGACCAAGATCCCAGATCAAATCGCCAAGCCTGGCGAACAAGAGCAGCTCCACTATGATCTTTACAACAGCTCTGGAGCCATAGACGGCTACATCAATTTTACTTATGGCCTTAATCAAACTGGAGATCCAGAAAGATTGCGGCCCTCACAATCACGTTATGTTAAACCAGAGGTCGGCAAGCTGCTTATGTTTCCGTCCTGGATGCAGCACTGTGTCTATCCGTTCTTTGGTGACGGCGAGCGCAGAACTGTGGCAGGCAACCTCAACGCATTTAACCTAACACCCGAACAAATAAAGGAGGCTAACAATGGAGTTTAAAGAAGGAATATATGAAGACATGCCGTTTGAAGAGTACAACGAGATCCCGGCATACCGAGCATCGGACATCAAACAAGTGGAGCAATGTGTTTACACTTGGAAGAATCAAAAAGGTTTTTCTGACTCACCAGCTTTGCTTGAAGGCAGAGTGCAACACACGGTGTTCTTGGAGCTAGATAAATTTGACGATGAGTTTGTGATACAGCCAAACATCGACCGCCGAACAAAAGCTGGCAAAGAGGCCTACGAAGATTTTATTGGAGGCATTGCACACAGAACACCGATCACTCAAGACTTATATGAAACCTGCATGGAGCGCAGGAAAATAGTCCAGCATCTTATTCCTAACGGTGAGAATGACAGAACCGAGCTGACTGTTTGTTATATGTTTCATGGCCAACCATTTAAGTCTAGGTTTGATTGGTATGACGGCCAACACGTTTGGGATCTAAAAACATGCCGGGACGCATCGCCCAGAGGATTCAGACAAGCGATTAATAATTTTAAATACCACATGCAAGCTGCACTTTATGTTGATGCCTGTAAGGCCGTAGGATTGCCTGTGGATGGTTTTTCCTTCTTAGCACAAGAAAAGGCTCACCCTTATCCCTATGTGGTTTACACCATGTCAAGCGAGGCTTTGGAATATGGTCGAGCCAAGAATGAGCAAGCACTACATAGATTGTTAGAGGCAGAGAAAAACGATGACTACAAGCCTTACAATTTAGAGGGCCCGCAGATTATAGAGCTCGGAGATCTATACTAACGATTCGTAAATATCCATGTGGCGTTGTTTATTGCAAAGCCAAAACACCAGCAAGTATCTATCACCAGATCCAACCGGCAAACCTTTGTGCAAGTGCGTAAAGCTAGGAAAGATTAAAGCATGGCCTGTCGGCAAAGGTTTCATGGATCCGTGATTATGAAACTCTGTACCACCACCTTCATAACCACCGGTATTCAGCGGTACCACCACACTAATATCTGAGCTTTCGTCATGGTGCCAGGCCCCTTGTTTTTTGTCTTTAAGATTGTAGTTGGCTATTTGTATGCTAGATGGATCTGCACAACTTCTTTGCCAGATGGCCATAAAAATAGGATTGAGTACGGTTTGCACCACAAACCACATGTTTCTATACAGCTCTGGACATTGCTCTCGTAAAACTATTTCTGGGATCTGGCGCAGCGTGTCCTCATCGCTGTTGCCAACAAAACCAATTTCTTTGCGCATCATTTCTATTTCTTCTACCAACAGCTTGCAAAACTGTCGCCGAAACAATGGGATCTTGTAAACCTCCGGAAAGATCTTTTTGGCCATGGTGTGTATCGGCGTCTTGTCCATTTTATCCATGCCGTCAGCTGCGACATATTTCGCAACCAAAGGGATTGTCTCCTGGACGGCATCATACGTTGCCTGGTTAATCATCCAGTGGGATTGCATGCTGAGAAGGTAATTTTTTAGCTTATACATGGTGAATTAGTTTATCATACATTTTTTAATAATTAATTGTATATATGTGCAAATGCGTATACAATCTGTCCATGGACATAAAACATACAGATAAAGACGGTACTGATTGGTACAACGTTAAAGCAAGAAAAAGTTTAGCAGTCGATGTTAGAACCTATGAACTATTGCAGGAGATATGCAACATGGAGCGTAGATCTAAAATTGACCAGCTTAAAGTTCTTATTGAAAACGAGCACACAAGACTCAAAAGACTTGAGGCTCATGCCGAAGAAGAATACAAAGGCATCGTTTAAACTTTAATGTTTAAAAACATTATGGCAAAAAAAATCACGCCGCAATCTTATAAACCTGTACTTGAGGCACCGGAAGTCATTGAGCTGTTCAGCAGACTTACCTTGCATCAACAGGCCGCGTTGTTAAGACTCATATCCAGAAACCTAGAGATAGTCCTCAACGATGAATCCCACATGGGATATGAATTAGATTATGAAGTTGTTGGGGCCATGATCCAGGCCACCGAGTCCTTAGACTAAAGAACCAATACCAGATTTTCTCATAGCGATCTCTCGATCCATTTCATTTGGCAATATTGTTGAAGATGTCATTTCTGGTATGGAAAGCTCGGAACCTCCCATTTGTTGAGTCGTATTCATAGCCACTGGCTCTGAACTTAAAGAATTTATTTCTTGTAATATACTTTCATAGCTTTGTTGCTCGGCAGGCTGATCGCCTCCTGTATATGGTTGAACGCTTGGCTCAGTTATGTTTTCATAACCCTCAACACCACCCCTTAAACCCATTTGTTTTATCATAAACTCATTAGTATTAAAGAAGTTGTAAATTTGATCTAAATTTTTTGCTGCGTTTGGATCTGAAAGTAGTTGATCTGTAAGGAGCTGCAAATAACCTGCTTGTTGATCTTTGGCTATTCTGCCCACAACCTCTTCACCAAACCTACCTGTTGCAACCCTACCCACCAAATTAATTAAAGCCAACGCTGATTGAGCCGCTTTTGTTTTACCGCCTAAACCCTCATGTGCTAATTTGGCCCCCATTTCAGTAAGCGGTTGAGTTGCAGAACCAGCAGTTGGTATTCTAAAAGCCAAACCCATAAGTTCATTCATTCTGTTAAAGTTTGCAAATTCTTCTGGCTCTAACATCTCTTGCATCATACCCTTAACTCTATTGCTACCAAAATACTTTTGTAATTGAGGCATACCTTTTTGCAAGGCCTCAGCTCTAAAAAATCTATCGTATTGATCTAAAATAAACTGTTTTTTTATATCCTTAAAAAGCTCTGGATCTGCGGTTTGTAAAATTCTTTTTGCGTTTCTTAAAGATTTTGTAGAAACATTAGGATCAAACAAATTCTTCATGGCGGTTGCTGTTTGCTTGTCTGTCATTATTTTACCAAACTTGCCAATCGCACTTTTTTCAATTAATTGTAAGGCTGGTTTGTTAGGGTCATAAACTCTTCTAGCCTGTCTATACATGGGAGCAGCCTCATCCATTAAAGCAGTCATATTGTCCATAATGCCAAAAATAGTTCCAGCATCCCCAGTGCCTTTGCCCTGGAGTTTTAACGCTAACTGTTTCATTTCCGTGGTTCTTCTTGCGTCTAGCTCCATAAGATCATCAACCAAGGTACCGTCTTCTTTGTAAAATATTTTTTTGAATTTTTCTAAATTTTTGACTGTTGTTTCAGCAGGTTCAACCACTCTTATTAATTTTCCAGATTCATCTAAAACTTCACCAGCTATTTTGCTGTCTATAAGATCTATAACAGAATCTAGGTTATTGACCTTGATACCCTCCGGAGCCTCTTTAAGTATGTTGTATAACCTAGTAGCTCTTTGTTTTCTTCTTCTAGTTAGCTCATCAAGCACCTTTTTACTTGTGTCAACAATTCTTTCATTTACATCGCCAGCAATTCTTCCAGATTGTGAGCCTATCTCATCGGCAAAAACTTGTATAGCCTCAGATATTTGTGTTGCCTGGCTGTCATAAAATTGTGTAATTTGTCTTGCGTCTGGCTGTCTACTTAAAAAATATTGTAGATCAGCGCCCCTGTTGCCTATATCAGATGCTTGCGCAGGTGTGAGATCAAAACCAAGTCTTTTTGCCTCTTGTATTGTTTCATCCGTGGTGCCCCTTAGCTCGACTAAGTATCTTAAAGCGTCCGGTTCTTTGTTAAAAACATTTAACAATTTAGCAGTGCCAACAGATCCTTGGCCAAAAGGTATTAAAGAAAATGCAGACGAAACCAAAAGATCGTTGTGTGCAGCTGCAATTTCTTCTGGTGGCAGGCTGTAAAACTGATCTATTGTTGCCTCTCTTCCGGTTCGAGCAGCGCCACCCAAAAGATAATTACCCCCAAAACCACCAATCGCCGTAGTGCCCAACAAAACAGCTCCAGCAGTATAAGGATTTTTGTTCAAAGGATTTGCTGGGTTTGCAAGTATTCGCAGGCCAGTTTTAAATCCAGCTTTTGCACCAGCCATACCACCCCCAACATCGGCTGCAAAAGTTGCAGCTGGAACTAAGTTTGGTACGAGCTTATCACCAAAAAAACCGACAGCCTCATTGTTGGGAAACTCTTTTGTGTACTTAGCACCGTTAAAAACCTTTTCGCCGTTAGGATTTTGGTAATACAAATCGCCATCAATGTTGACGTATTTCATAGATCCCATAGGATCTCCAGGGAAACGTTCGCTTGCCAAAAAATCTATTCTTGTATCATCATCAAAAAATAAATGTGACTTAGCTTTTCTTATAGTGTAATTGTCTTGTTCTTTTTGTTGCGCAAAACCAAGTTCACCAGTTTTGTTAATGTCTTGCATAATTTCTTCGTAACTTGGCTGGCTCATTGTAGTGCTTTAATTTGGTTATCGATTGCCGCTAACAGGGTTTCTTTTTGCTCGGGTGTAAAATCTGTTCTTGCTTGTATTGCTTGTCTTTTTCTATTTAAAGAATCTATTGCAGGAGTTTTACCTAATGTGTAAGAAGACTTTTGCTCACCACTTGCCTCCTGTCCTTCGCGGTATTTTTTTCTCCACTCATCTGCATTAAACCCTTCTGGAGTTGTGTAAGTAATTCCAGCCTCATCCGTGTAATTGCCTTTTGCAATTGCCTCTAATTCTTTAAATTCATCCTCGCTAAATATTAAGTTTTCGTTGTACCAATCGCCCTCAAACTTATCTAATTTTCTTTTTACTTGTGAGGCTCGCAACTCACCAGCATCTTCCAAAGCCTCTAGCCTGTCAGCCTCTTCTGTATAAGCGTTAAAAAAATCAACATCCCTTTGCGCAACTCTTTTTAAATACTCGGCCTGTTTCATAAAACCGTTGTAGTTAGACCCAAGGCCTGGTGACGCTCTTTCAAACATTTCCATTTCACGGTTAGATATAGCACCCTTGGTTCTGCTTACAATGTCCATGGTAAAACCTAAAGAGATTTGGCTAATTAAAATTTGATCTCCCAAAATATTTTGTGCGTTTTCATCTGTCACACCAAGTCCATCTAATAATTTTCTAGGATATAAAGTAGCCTTAGCTACAGTACCAAAGTTTTCTGGGCCCAGTCTTTCAGCAATAGCAATGGCCTCGTTTACATTAGCAACACTAGAAACACCAGCTCTTTGTTTGGCTAAGATTTCATCCTCCGCTGCATATTGTCTTTTGATTGCCTCTTCGTCTCTCTTTGAAACCTTTTGGTCGCCACCAACATTAACTATGCTGCCAGGTGTTTTTACTTCAACAGCTCCTCTATCGTTTATAAGCGTGTCAATAATGTCATCGTTGGCAACGTTATCTCTTACTGTTTGCTGGACAACCTTTCCATTTGCGTCTGTGTATTCAAATGTTAAAAGATCTCCACGTTTATTTTTGTAATCTAAGTTCTTTAATTCGTATTCTTTAATAAATTCAAGAGCTGATTTTTCATCTTGCATGGCCATCTGTGCAGCCTGTAGACCAATTTGTTGCCTGGCTTTTTCATTCTCAGCTTTTGCAGCTCTCAACCTGTCCGAAACCCTGTTAAAACCAACTCCTAAGCCAGTGTAAGCTGAGGCACCGCCAGTATTAGGTGTGGAGAGTAACCCAGCTCCGAGTTCGGCAGCCAAATCATAGATGCTCATTTTGCTTGGTTGATAAGCAAAAGGCGCCAATCTTTCTTGATATTTTTCTAAGTTTTGGTCGTAATCGCTAAACTGAGTCATCATGGCTTTGCCTAGCTCAGACATTTGGTTGGTTGTATCAGTTAGATCTACACCACCACCGTTTGCGAAAACATCAATATCTTTGACTAGGTTGCTCACTAAACTGCCCTCTGGCCTTGATTCATAAAGTTGCCCAATGCGCCAAAGGTACTTAAACCGACACCTAAACCAGCCTGTAAAGGACTAGGTGGAGGCGTAAATGTTGTTGCTGTTTGTTGCTGTCCAGCTGGCGCCATACCTACAAATGGCATCAATGATTGGTATTGAGCCAATGGAGCTTGCTGTGCTTGTAATTGGTTTCTTCTTTGAGCATCTAATCTTTGTTGCTCTAATGCCTGTTGTTGCTGGCCTATGCCATACAACTGACTCACATCGGCAGCTCTAGCAGCCTGTGCTTGTGTACCTAAGTTTTGCATGCTTTGACCTAAACCAAACTGAGCTTGTTGTTGCTGTTGTCCGATTTGACGCTCAAGATTGCTAAGTCCACCCAAAGAACTTGCTAACTGTTGTTGTCCAGCCATTCTTTGCGTACCGATAGATCCGAGTCCGGATGCTAGGTTTTGTTGTGCTGCTAACTGATCTGTGGACAATCCTCGCAAGGTCCCACCCAATTGTTGTTGTGATGCTAAACGAGATCCTGCTAAATTTGCTAAACCTGTTGATGCAGCTCTTTCTGCTGCTCTTTGTCTAGCAAACTCACCTAAACCTAGTCTCTGAGCCTCACCGAACCCGCCTGCGCGTATACCGCTGACAGCCTCACCTAAACCTCTACCCAACGCCTCACGGCGCTCTGCGGCTCCTAATCTTGCTCTGGATCCAAACGCTGATTCACCGCCCCTGGCGATGTCTTGCGCTCTGGCTGCGACTTCTGCTTTGTCGCCTTGTTCTAAAATATCGCTGATAGTTTGTTGCACCACCTGCTGTTCAAAAGGATTGTAAAATTGTCCGGTTAGTCCCTGGTCATAACCACCGACTGTACCGCGTAATAAATTTTCAGACTCACCGAGTCTACCACCGAACTCACCGGTAGATCCCAAGGCCATACGGCCAACGCCTGCTAATCTTCTACCAAAGTCGCCTGTAGCTCCCCTGGAGATCATTTCTTGTTGTGATAAACCAGATTCTAAACTACCGAGTCCTGTCCTGGTTGCACCGAGTCCTTGTTCGGCCAAACCTCTTGCACGGCCCAAACCTGCCTCTAAAGCAGAAACACCTCGGCCATAAGCGTCTTGTGCGCCTTGTAAGTAAGAATCTTGTATACCAACACCTTCTCTGGCTAATTCTTGCGCTCTAAGCTGATCTGGACTTAATCCTGCAACTTTTTCTTCAATAACAACAGGATTACCCTCATCGTCATAAAAAACCTTCTCAGCAGCTCTCATGGCTCCTGGTATAAATCCACCTTTACCGTGCTGACAAAAGGCTGTTCACCGAAAGCATCATAACCGGCACCAGTGTAAGGCGCAGGTGCAGGTGCAGTAGTTTGTACAGGTGCAGTGGGCATGACAGGTGCAGGTGCAGTAGTTTGTACAGGTGCAGGTGCAGCAGTTTGAACAGGTGGTAAGGGTGTTTGTGTTGCTGGAGTGCCATCTGGATTTCTCAACCCTGTATTCATCTGCATTGATTGTTGTGCATCCAACATATCGACAATACCATCATTATTGGTATCAAACTGTTGGTCATACACACCAGAGTCACCAGCGTCCGTGCCCAGATACTCAATTATTGATTGTGCTTGCGACTGTGCAGGAGTAACAAGCTGGTTTTGCAAACCTCTATTAATAAACCTAGAAAAATCTATGTTTTGTAAACCAGGAATGTTGCCTATGCCAGCCAATATATTTGGTGGTAGCCTACTTGGATTAATTTTAGGTGCTGTTACTAATGGCCCTCTTGTTGGTCTGCGACTTCCTCTTGGGCCTCCTCTTGGATCAATAACCTCTAGTTCGCCTGTTGTTCGATTAAAACGTATTTCGCTCATACAATTTTTTTATGCAGGACGTGCTTGCCCGCTAAAAGCCTCCATTAGTTGGTACATAAGCTCGGTTCCATTGTCTCTATCTGGACCGCCATTTGGAGTCAATGTAAGGATGCCTTGGTTGTTATTCATATCAAAAGAACCAGCGCCTCTGACTGCTTGACCTGTCATCACAAACTCACCGTCACTTAACATGGCTGGTATATCATCGCTTGTCTCTGTGCCTGGTCCGTCAATAAAACCGTTTTTTCTTTCAAAATCTTCCATGGCCACGTTGCCGCCTTCGGCATAAGCCATTGGCATAACAGATCCGCCATACATCATAGGCTGTGGTTCTCTTGGCTTACCACCCGAAAGTTCTGGCAAAGTGCCTGCTGGTAGTAAACCAAACTCAACAGGGTTTGGCGCTTGTTGGCCCATTCTTCTGGCCATCTCGGCCTCAAGGTTGTATCTGCCAGTAGCGTCCATGGCTACAACAGGTGAAAGTGATACGCCTTTTGCATCTTTGGCCTCATTGTAAGCGAGCTTACCCAAACCAGCAGCTAAAGCTCCGGCTCCTGCTAAACCTGCCAAGCCGCCTAATCCACCACCTTTACCACCAGATCCGCCAAGGCCTCCACCGAGAAAATCACCTACGGCACCAAAATTACCTCTGCCATCTGCACCAGGACCACTGACTAAATTACTTAAAAAATTTCCTTGAGCCTGTGGTTTTGCATAGCCAGATTGAACTAAATTTTCCATAATTTGTGCGTCACTCATACCCTCTGCTCTCAATCTTTCTACTCTAGTATCCGCACCAGGAACAGACTTTGCTATTTCATCAATGCTTTGTTGCTGACCACCACCAAGAAGTCCAGATAAAGGACCGCCACCGAATAACCCAGATCTAGTAGTCAATGCGTTCGTAATACCACCAAAACCTCCAGCTGTACCACCAGCGATAGATGAAACTCCAGGTATGCCCAAACTACTTATACCACTTGCAAGAGCGCTGCCAGCACTACCTAATGCGCTACCTACTCCACCCAATCCTATGCTACCCAACCCAGATGTCACTGCACTACCAAGTCCACCCAAAACACCACCTAGAGCTGTACCGATACCTGGCACAAAAACTGCTAACGGTGCTACTTTCTTGACTACTTTTTTAAGGCTTTTACCAATTTTTTTAAAGAAACCAAACTGTTCTAAACCAGTTGATTCATTAAGACTGGCTATACCAACACCAGCTACAGCTTGTGCTGGATTGATGCCCAGTTGATTAAACTTGGTTTCAACCATGGTTTCAAATTCTGGATCCTCCATCATCTCTGGAGGTAAAACTATTTCTCCTGGTCGCAAATGAGCAAGCATGGTGTCTTCGCCACCACCTGCTTGTGCTAACTGTTGGGCCATTTCACCCATGGGTGCCATAGCCTGGACCTGCAATTTTTTTATCATCTGCATTAGGCCTTCTCTTTCTTCGGGATCGGAAGTCGTTTCTGCCTCTTGGCTCAATGCTGATAATGCCTCTTTTATTCCTTTGCCCGCCGCACCTAAGCCGCCCATAGTACCCATGCTTGGACTAGCATTTCTAAACATTTCCATTTCTCTGTTTGATATGGCTCCTTTGGTTGGACCAACATCAATATTAGTTGAAGGCGATGGCACCATACGATACCCCTCTTCAATTAATTTATTTATTCTGGGGTCGTTCTCTCTTAAGGCTAATGTATTTTGCCCATCGTTTAACTGGATAATATTAGCTGGATCATCGGTGTAAAAACCTTGGCCTGGAGAACCCATACGTCCTGCCATTGGATTTGTTTCTCGCATTAATTGCATTTCCCTATTAGAGATTCTGCGTGGAGCAGGGTTTGGGCCTTGTGTTAAACCACTTAGTCTTGTTTGTAAATCTTCGCTTATTGACATATCTATCCTATTGTTACTGTAACTGCACCTATGCTCATTGTAGCAGAAACTCCGGTCACATAAGTTTGGTGCTCATACAGGTTTCTAAATTCTGTTCCATCAAAAGCCTGGTGAACCTCTGTTGTAGTGTTAAATATAATCGAGCCTGTAGCGAATTGCAATTCGCCAAGCTCGGTATTTGTGTAGCCTTTTGTAACATCTAAGTCTGCTGCACCCAGGTTTATTTCTAAAATTCTTATTAAACGGTTGAAAGTATCGACAGTTACCTCTGGCCCTTGTGCTTGCGGCAGTCTTGTCGGTAGTAACTTAGCCATTATCTACGTCCAGATGGTTGTATGTCTAAGCGAGTGTCTCCCAACCTCCATTTAAAATCTTTTCTGTCTGGTTCACTGTTATCGTCATCGGATTCAAAGCGCAATACAAATTGCCTTGTTCTGGTTCTTAAACTTGAAAAAGTGCTTGATGTGCCTATCTGTGTGGTTGAATCGGTTGATAGAGACTGGCCATTGAAGTCTCTTCTTTTAACCACTACATTTACTGCTGGTGTCGGACTTGTGCCTGTTTCTGTTTGAAACAGTATGTCTGGGATTATTTTTTTAAGAAACACAAAGCTCTCGCCGTCCGTCATATCTATATCGGCAGATTCTATAAACACATTGTCCATAGAGCTAATGTCATCGTTAGCACCTTTTTCGTGTTCGTAAATATATTTAGTGTCGCTTGATTCACCCGCGGCCAATGGCTTTTCATTAATACCAGAATTAAGCCAGGAGTATCTTTCTAAGGTTCCTATGCTCCAAGAATTTTCTTCATAGTTATAAATTACATATCTTGAGATCTCATCCGTGTTATCTGTGTTAGATGGATAGAAAAACCATATTTCAGAAAACTCTTCGTTGAGGCCAGCAAAACATTTAAACGCCTGGCTCACATCTAAGTCACCGAATACATAATCTTGCACCGAACATGGCAGTTTTTTAACCGAACCGTTATAAAAGTAAAAAGCATTTTTTGACATAAAGAAAACGCCGTTTGGACCATTGGCAAATGCCTTAGGTCCAATAAGGCCAGCACCTTCATTAATTAGGTTGACTGCAAAAGTAAGTGGTGGCCCGATAAATTGCATGCTATATAAAGATGTGTCTGTCCAGATCAAAACCTCTTGCCTGGATTTGATGCCACCAATAATTGTGGATCCACTTGATAAACGCAAAGATCCAGCAGAGTTGGTGTTGAGTGGCTCAAACTCCAATTCGTTTTCTTGATCGCTAAATGCAATCAACATTGGATCTATGGCGCCAGTTCTTGAACCACCGCTTAAAGGATCTGCGCCCAAGACGATTAAATGCCTGTCTGTTTCAGATGTAATAACTTGCAAAGCCTTGGTCGGCACTTTATTGGCGCCAGTGATACTAGATAACTCTACGGCCCTTGTAGACACGCCATTACTTTCAAGCCATCTGTAAATACCACCATTGCGTGGGTTAATAATTAAGTTCTCACCATAGTTATCGTGTGTCCACAATCTAAGCTGGTTGGTATCACTCAATGCTGTAGCAGCACCCCAGCCGCCTGCACCCCAGGTACCTACACCCCAACCGGTACTATCAACATAAACATCTAAGCCAGAATTAATTTGATACACAGCATCGGTTGCAGATCCGCCGTTACCAGAGTCACTTGCATTAGCTGTTACCGTTGCGCCGTCCGTATCTTTAGCCGTAATCTCAAAAGTATTGTCCCCAGTAACCAAGTTAATTTGATATTCTTGATTTAAAACAACAGCAGTAACCAAGCCGCCTAGAGATACTGCATTTGAAAAAGTAACAAAGTCACCATTGACAGCTCCATGTCCTGTTTCTGTTACAGTTATGGTTGAGGATCCATTAGTGGCCCCAAATGTCGTTGAATTTGTTGAGGATCTGCGAATCGGAGTAACATCATAATAAACGTTACCGTTTTCAATATAGTATTTGTTGGTTGTGCCTATGCCAAGATATTCAGTGCCGTCTAATGCAATCCAAGCATGCAAACCTCTAGGAGATCCAACAAGAGAGCTGGTTCTGTATTTTTCCCAACCGCCTATTTTTTCAACGCGGCCTTTTCTAAACCGAATAAAGTTACCGTCTACCCAACCACCTTCGTTTGAGTAGTCAGTCTCCTCTTTATTGATCCCTGGTTTAAAATTAACTTTGGTGAGTGGCATTTTTAAATTCTACCATAATAGAAATTTAATTAAGCCAATCTTATAATTGCACCTGTAGCTGTTGCGCCTGGGAAAACAATCGTAAAATCACCCGCAGTAGATGTTTTGTC